AGCCGGCGTTAGAATGTAATTAAATTATAAAATTGATAAACAAACTTATTTATTTTTTTATTAACAACAGATTCGTTAATCATGTCGGTCGTTCCTGTCAAAGAATTCGAATTTGAATCAATATCTCACTATATTCCTCCTGAAGTGGGTAACCATGAGTGTTATGTAGCTGTTGAATTTGATAGTACTAATTTTCCAAACGTATTACTTATACTTGGTAGTAACCCCGTAAAGAATACTACCAGACACGGCTGTAGTTCTAGATTTTACTATAATTACTATTTGTATGATACGGTTAAACAAAAGAATATTTTCTCCTTTCCACAATTAACAGATCCATTTAAACTAAACACTTCTGATGAAATAGTGGATTTTCCAATACGTGATTATTATCCCCATTGCCCTAGTTCTTTAAATGAAATTGAGAGAATCAGAGCAACGTATAATTCAAAAACACAGATTTTAATATATAGTAGTCGAAAACAAAGAAAACTAGTTAACGGAAAATACGATAGTAAGGATGACCAATATATTTTAGATATTCACAAGTTAAGTTATGATAAGTTTAAATTTAAAAATGAAAAAATTAATCGTTTAGAAAATTGTGGTAGTTTAACGTTATATGATAATAACTATTATATAAGCCACCGGGCATCGTGTTCACGAACCTTAGTTATAATTAATTCCAAATTTGAAATAACTGCGGAATTTAAAGATTTTACTTTATGTCCCATGCGCATACCGAGAAATAATTACTACCCTAACGGGTATAAAGAAAATCCTCCTAATATTATATTTATTCGAAATTTGAAAAATACCATAATTTCTATCTATGATTATGTTAATAATATTGTACTAGATACAATTCAACCAAACCCAGGGGTTGATGTGTATAAAATAAACAATAACTACATTATTGGGAATTCATTTTATACATTTAAGAAAGAAGATGATATTTTGCCCGAAAATAAATGTGTTATATGTTTTTCAAGAACACAAAAAAAGAATGTGTTAGTTCCTTGTGGTCATACACAATTTTGTGCAAAGTGTATCAAAACGGATTTGAAAACGCCGGCGGATTTCTCGCTGTGAGATAGCACAGGTAATCAAAATATTTAATTAAATACACGAATTAGATAGTATATATAATTTTTTATTTTAAAAAAAATAATCTTGTATAAGATTAAATGGGTCAGGGTCCTTCCAGTGTAAATTACAACTATGTTTACGAAGAATCAAAAAAAAATAATAAAGTTTCTAAAAAACCAAAGCAGAGTGAAAACCAGGTTTTGAAGGAGAGAGAGGCTGAAAAAATAAATAATACTTTTATAGAATTGTTGGGTGTATTGAAATATCATACTAATATGGTTTCTATAGATAAGAATTTTATATTACAGAATAGATTAATTAATGAAGAATTAGATAAGAAAATCGGTAATTTAAATAAAGAACTAAAAAACAGTAAGGATGTGTTTTCTAGGGATAATGAGATTTATAAACAGAAGGCATTAGAGATTGAATCATTAAAGAGGTATAATGTTAGTTTTAAATATGCAAATATTGGTTTGTTTATGGTCATTGTAATTTTAATGGGTATCAAATTTATTAAAAAAAAATAAATATAGAAGTATATTATAATGTTACCACTTAAAATATATCTTTATATTCTCTATATTTCAGTTGTATTAGTGGGTGTAGCTGGAATATATATTATTTCAAGGATACAAAATAATCAGTATTATAAAACGATTTCTGTATGGCTATTGGTATTATTAGAAATTAATCTAATAAATATGGCATTTACTATACAAAATTATATGACAAATTCTAAGAAGGTTGGCAGCAAAGGTCCAAAGGGTGAGAATGGTCCAAGAGGGTTTAAGGGTAGGAATAATATTTGTAATCAGTGTGGTGACCAGAAATTAGTAAAATATGGTAGTGATATTAATGATTTTAATAATAAGATAGCAGATCCGAAACTAAAAATTGGACAGTGTGTATTCCCATTTGTTTTTGATAATGAATTCCAATATGACTGTACTACTGCTGCTAGAACCGATGGTATAGAGAATGATGCGATGGTTAATGGTTGGTGTGCAACAGAAGTAAATAGTGACAATACCTATAAAACCTATGGTTACTGTAAAGATAGTGATAAAAACGAGACAAAAATCAAGGATAACATGAGTAGGCAGGAAAGAGAAAGGGATTTCCAAACAAATAATTCTGGTATTTTAGATATAAAAATCGTGTCTGGCGTAAGAACAAATGTAAAATGTCCGCCTAAATACAAAAAGATAGATATAGATTTGAACCTTATGGCGAATGGTAATTTTGTGTATTTGTGTAGAAAAGATGGAATTGGCGATAGTGGTGTCCAGGATATTAAATTAACTACAGGTGATATAGGTTGTTCCCCAGGTTTTAGAAAATTGGATAAGAATTTGAATGATGGGTTCCCAGATTTATCGCCGAGTGATATGGTAGAAGTGTGTGTGAAGAAGGGTTCGAGTAAATTTATTCGTGATATAAAGATAGAGAAGACGAAGAAATGTCCCAAGGATTATAAACTACAGGATATTAATTTAAATAAGAGTGTAGGTGGACAGGAATTGTATATGTGTACATCTAAAACAGTAAATCAGGGAATTATACTTGATAGTGTTTTTGTGTGGGGTGGTGATAGTAATCTATATTTTTTCAAGGATGATAAATACTGGAAATTGAATATGACTAGCTATAAGGTAGAGAAGGGTTATCCAGATAAAATATCATCATTCTGGGGTAAAATACCCAAAAATATAGATGCTGTTTTTACAAATCCACATGACAATCACACTTATTTCTTTAAGGGTTCGGTATTTTACAAATATGATAAGAAGAATGAAAAGATTGCAAAGGGTTATCCAAAAAAAATAAAGGATGTTTGGAAGAATGTGCCAGATAATCTTGATGCGGTCTATGTAGATGCTGATAAAAACGTGTTCTTTATGTATGAAGATAGATATTATGAGTGGAATGAATCAGAGAAACGTGCGAATACACCATTATTAATTAATAGAAGATGGGTGGATGCTCCATCGAATATAAATGGAATGTTTTATAACACCAAGAAAGAACAGACCTATATTATTCAGGGAAATAAGATATATAAGTATAATTTTGATATGAAACAGGATTCATCCAGTCCAATAGATATCAATAGTGAATTTAAAGATGTAAAATAAAATATTACTTAATAATAATGTTATATCTTTCAGGGTATATAAATAAGTGTCTAACAAATTCGTTTGATGTAATATCAATATTTTTTAATACATTAAATTCCTATATTATTCCAGAAGAAGACCCTACATTTAATGATACACCAAGTAATTTTTATAACTATTCTAATTTATCTAAGTTAGAAGAAGTAGTAATTTGTGAACAACCAGTTTATAAGAGGAGAAGAACCCGCTCTGATCCTAATATAAAACTAATTTTAAAGGAAGAAACTATAGTAAAACCCAAACTTACACCTAAACCTAAACCTAAAAAAATAGAAGTAAAGCAAATTAAAAAGGAAGATGAATGGGATATTTTATAAAACGGTTGTATTCTTTTTAATAATCATTTGAACTCTTCTTTCTTTAATATTAATAATAGAATCAATTGCATTAATAAGTGATTGTTTTTCTTCATCTGTTTTATTTTCCATTTCTGATAGAATATCGTTAATTATATTGATTTCATTTTTATTCCAAAGACTTTTTAATTCTGTATAAATTTTATTAAAATTCTCTTCTTTGTTAACAATCGTTTCCCTTTCTTCCTTAAGATTGTCATCTATAATAGATTTATAATAAACAAGAGAATGTCTAACTGTAGAATTACCAGTGTAGGAAAACATTAGATTTTCAATACCTTTAGAACTTAATCCAAAAATATGTTTAATTTTTTCATCATCTAACTGGTACCATTCGATAGCTTTAGTAATTGGTCGGTATAAATTATGTAGGTCATCCCGATTATCACCCTGGCTCCACCGAATTGTTCCTTGAAGAATATTCGGGTCATTGTATTTAATCATATTATCTAATATACTAATCTTAGTTCCTTTAGGTTTGAAAGAAAGTATGGCAAGTCTTACCATGCATGTAAATGGGTCTATTATAAAATATTTCGTTTGCTGCTTATTATTACCAAATATTGAACTAAACAACTGAACCGTTGTATCAGTTATATAATTGTTAAACATGCTATTTATTATAACTTCCATATTATTTAAATAAATATTATTTAAAAATTGAATTTTTTTTATATTAATACATTAATAAAATGATTATCCCAGTTAGATGCTTCACGTGTGGGAAAGTTCTTGGTGATAAGTGGGAAGACTACAAAAAACTAAAGATTAAATATAATAAGAATAAAGATGAAGACACGATTATTAATGTGTCGAATGTAAAAAAAACACCAGAAGGTAAAGCTATGGATGAACTTGGTGTTAATCGTATTTGTTGTAGGAGAATCTTTCTAGGTCAGACAGATTTAATTGATTTAATTTAAATGTTAATAAATATTAATGGAAACCCCCAAGAATCTATTACTGGTTTATCTTGTTTGTATCAGTTTGATACTATCTTTTAAAATGGATAAAATGGGTATAATAGTACTAACTATCTTTTTTTTATCTAGTAATCTTGGAATTAATAAATATTATGCATTAATAGGTAGCTTTCTTGTTTATCTTTTTCATTATAGGTATTCGGAAGGGTTTACTTCTACACCTATGCCTGAGAATAATAACGAACAAATTAATAATGTAGATGTAAATAATTTAAATGAACTTGTAGAACCGAATGAAATATATAACCTTTTTTTGAATCTAATAGAAGATTATGATACAAAAAGGTTTAATTCTGATGCTCTAAATACAGACGTTCAAGAAATTGATACCGATTATTGGATAAGACTATTTTCGGATAACAATATTATAGAAAGAAAATATTTTATTAAAGAAGGAAGTAGTATTAGCCCAGAAGAACAGGATAAAATGTTTTCTAACACTTTAGAAAGATTAATGACTATCTTAGATTCATTCGAAGATAATACAGGTGAAAATGATTCTGGATATAAAATTATTAAAGAAAATTTAAAAAACACATATTTAGGTGAAAGGATATCATATATTTATTATAATAGACTTTCATCGCCTCAGAAAGAATTCAATGCCTATGATGAAAAAAATCAGAATAGTATAAATGTTACTAATTTTGTGAAGAATGCTGAATTTAAAAAGGTTGACTTTTTAAATAAAGAGGCTAAACAATATACTATAGATAATAATAAAAATATTAAACAGGTAGAATTAGTAACAAATCTAACTTCCCAATTTTCTGATACTATGATAAATATAATTCAGGATATCATAGATCTTTTAAACAAAGACGTAACATTTACATCTGTATATGATTCATATCTTTACTACATAAAACAAATATTTTTAATTATGACAGATAATGGACGTCTATTTTATGTAGGATTATTTTTTATGGCTATTTCTTTGTGTTTCTTTTTTATAGAAACAACTAAATAATTTAGTCATTCGTATTTTATTAATTTATACATTATATATATTATATAATAATGGATAATACTGAATTTGAAAAAAACACTTGGAATCTTATACATAACTATTTAGACAACAACAAAAACTATTTAACCAAACACCACCTTGATTCTTTTAATGATTTTATACAAAATAAAATACCATTAACTTTTTCACAGTATAATCCACAGATATTATATAAAGAAGTATTGAAAAACGAAGAAAAAGATACTGTGACAAGTAAAGGTAAGGATTGTGGTAAAAAAAGTAGTAAATACAAGTATGAAACCCATATTTATTATGGAGGTAAAAACGCTGATAAAATTTATATTTCTAAACCTGTTATTTTTTCTAAAGAAACTAACGAAGGTGAACTTAAAAAACAGATGTATCCGAATGAGGCAAGATTAAGAAATCTTACCTATTCAAGTGGAATATTTTGTGATATAGATGTGGTATATAAAATTTTTGATACAGAAACAAAAGAGACCGAAGTTATTAATAAATCATTCGAAAAAATTAATTTAGGTAGAATACCAATTATGCTTCAGTCTAATATTTGTGTTTTAAATAATGCAACACCTGAAATGAAACAACAGATGGGTGAATGTAGATTTGACCAAGGTGGGTATTTTATAATAGATGGTCAGGAACGTGTTATTGTTTCTCATGAAAGAAAAGCTGAAAACAAATTATACATTGTAAAATCTACGGATGATACCTATTCTTATTCGGCACAGGTAAAATCTGTCCCTGAAAATACATTTAAATTTGCCAGAACCACTGTTGTGAATATCCATAGTACCAATGATGTTATAACCGTAAGATTACCAATGATGCACACACCAATACCTCTATTTGTTTTATTTAGACTTTTAGGTGTTGAATCGGATAAAGAGATTCTTGAACTTATTTTATATGATTTGGATAG